ACACCTTTTATAAAAGCTCTTCTACCTGGGCTCTTTGGTGATCCTTCTTTAAAACCTACACGGCCGCCTTGGTTAAAAGATTTTTTAATGTTTAAAGTATAATTTCCTTGTCCATCGGTACCAACTTCAACGTGATCTCCTCTTTTTTCTCCAAGGCCCAAATATAATTTTTGCAAATCATCTTTAGGCATACTATCCACGTAAATAGTCTCACCATCTTTTTGCACGTTAACTTTTACATTTCCTTTTTGAAGGTCTCCTCCGACATAAAAATTGTCTCCTGGATACATTCCTCCTATCCCGTAGCTTCTATCCTCTATATCAACACCAATACCTTCAACAGGCGTTTCACTAGACTTAATAAGACTAGCTCGTGGCTTTATGTAATTAAATAAATTAAAGTTAGGCTCAACACCTGCTAGTAGTTCTTCCCTACTAGGATTTTGCGCACGCCACTCGTCGAAAGTTCCTGAAAATCCAGTTGAACCTTTATCAAAACCTAATCTATTAATCCCACCTGTGTTATTTTGAATTCTACTTCCATAAGTATCGGCCCAATCACGAGCTATCTCTGGCTCGTTGGCCCATAAATATCTTCTTTGTTTTTCTGATTGAAATGGCATTATCTTCTTCCGTCCGCTCGCGCGTCTAATCTTAATGTTCCATATCGCCAAGTTTCGCCTGTGGCGTCGTTAGCAATATTGATTGAAACCAATCTTCCTCTGGCTCTGGTATTTAACTTATCAGTGCTGGACGTAACTGTAAAGGGTCCTAAAGGAGAACTTGCGGCCGTAGCATCTGGATAAGAACTGATAAATAAAGTTAGTTTAGCATTTCCCGTTAAATATTTAAAATCTGGAATGACCCTGCTCACAGACATAAAATATTCTCCATCCCCTCTAAAGTCCACTACGCCAGTCGTCTGACCCATCATATTCTTTCTGGAAGTAATATCATAATCTCCAGAACGGATATAGGCATCAATTGAAGTGGTGCCTGTACTATTAACTTGATCAGTTCCTGTTTCCTGTGCATAGTAAAAAGAGGCTCCATAAAGATTAGTAATGCCTAAAATGTCTGGAAAAACAGGAGTGCCTGTAGAAACATAATCGGTTGCATAAGGTACATTAAAAACATTAGCGTCGGTCCAAGTAGTTCTGTCTAGAGAACTAGTGGTCCATACATTTTCTCCATAATTATAGGTTACACATCTACTGATTTGATCTTCACCTGCAATAGGATAAAACCAACTTACTTCTGTATATAAACTATTGTGCCCTGCATAAATAATTTTATTGGCATCATAATTAATTCCAAGATCGGTGCCCTGAGTATCAAATACAAAATCTTCCACTAGGCAATCAATGGATTTAACCGTACCATCATATCTATAAAATCCCCCAGCGTCTCCCATCCAGTAAACAGCTCCATTAGCTGAAACCGCTGCATGCTGACCCATACATCCACAATTAGTACCGACTTGTCTAATACTAAATGTATAAGGAGGACCTACATATTGAGCCACATAAGCTGCAGTATCCGTTAATATTAAAGTATAATCTTTTCCAGCCACCGCTGCTCTAATTTCATTACCGGCATCTAATCTAAATGTGCCGGCTGTATTAATAGCAGTGGGAACATAATCATTTAAATCTTCTTGATTAGAAAATCTAATAAACATTTTATCTTGAGTGCTAGTATCGCCGATGGTTGTCTCTGTTCCAAGATGAAATAAGTGTCTATCTCTATCAGAAACTTTTGTCATAAATGAAACTGTAGGGTTCGATGTCGTAACAAAATCTGTAGTGGATTGAGAAGCTCTAATGGTTCTTGGACTAGTTGCTCCTGCATTCCATGTAAAAGTTCTTCCATCCGAAATAGTTGCAACTAAAACTTGTCCATAATTATCTAGACTCCAGGTGCCTGGATCCAGAGTCACACTACTTGTTGTCCGTTCAGTACCCCAAGTTGAATCACCCCATATATAGGTACCCCAACCATAACCCACTGTTTGAGTAGTAGGTCCAACTATATAATAAGGATTAACAACAGCAGACCCTGCCGCTGTCATACCTGTTCCTGTTTCCGCAGTAGAGGCTATAATAATAAAAGCGTCGGTTGTTACGGATTGAATTTCATAAGCTTTTTCTAAAATACCGGCTGTAAGAGTAGAGTCGCCAGTTACACTCACAGAAGATAAAGTAATATATCTTCCCGCTTTTAATCCATGTGAAGATTTATCTATTTGAACCGTCGTTCCGGCTGCAGTACTTGTTGTGAAAGTACAGCCTGTGATCGCTGTATCCAAAGGAGAAATATCATAAAGATCTTCCCCATAATATAAAAATAAACCTTGTGAAGTTCCTATGGCAACATAACGTTCACCCGCTAAACTTGTAAAAGGATGAGCTGCTCTTCCTGCTCCCGGTAATGTTTTTTCTGCGGCTGTCAATTGAGCCCAACCCCCTATTTTTTCAGGGAGTCCATATCTAAATCTGACAAAATCTCCATCTACCCACTGACTTTCAGCCCCTGATTCAGTGGCTTGTTTATTAAATCCTGGGACAAATTTGAGCTTTTGTAACATAGTAATTATGTTATATATTAGTTATGAATATAATGAAAGCCAGAATAATATGGTTTCCTGAGAAGCTTACTAGCATAAATTTTGATTATTTGCAAAATAATGATTCTATTAACTGGGAAGACCCCCATGAAGTCCAACATATTAAAAACATAAGGGAATTTATGAAAGAAGATGGTCTTCTTTTTCCAGGGATTATTATGTTTAACCCCCAGACAAAAAAAGATGAGATACACTGTGGACACTTTAGATTTAAGGTAGCTGAAGAAATGGGCTATGAGGGAATCGAAGCCTATAGGGTTAATCACCCTAGAGACATTCTGTATTTGACAGCTTTTACTGAAACATGTTATAAGCATTATATTGAATTAAAGAATTTAAAGAATGACCATAGACCAGAACATAAATATTTATGACCTATGAATCCTTAGAAGAGGCTCAAAAATATCATATTCAAAATCAAACTCATTGGATTGGTGAATCCTTAGGGGAATATAAACATCAAATATGGGAGATGATTCACCGAAAAAATATAAAAACTGTTTTAGATTATGGGTGCGGAAAAGCTCATTTTCATAAATTATTATTTAATAATCCTAAAACTCCCGGAGCTCCCACAGTACAACTTACCCCCTACGACCCTGCTTATTTTCCCTTTGCAGAAAAACCTACTGGAAAATTTGATTTAGTTTTATGTATTGATGTGATGGAACATGTCCAAGAAGATCAAATAAATAATGTTTTAGAGGATATATTTAGTTTTAGTGATAATGTTTTTCTTACTATTACTTGTTATAAAGCTACCCAGACTTTATTAAATGGCAAGAATGCTCATTATACAGTTAAAAAACCCGAGTGGTGGAAAGAAAAATTAAAGCCCTATGACGGAAAATATAAGGCTGTCTTTCAAACAAGACCTGAAAGAGGTTCAAGTATTATTAATAAAGAAGAGTGGAATCCAAGCGCTGAAACTTTAGAAAAATTAAAAAAGAATCATAGAACATTAGATGCCAGTCAAAAAGAAAAAGCTAAATTATTAAAATAATGGAAAGAACAGTAAATATAAATAATTTTATTGCTACTTATGATGGATATGTTCCGGATATAGAATGTAAAAAAGCCATTAATTTATTTGAAAAACAATTTAAATTTGATGCGACTATTAATAGACAAGAATTTGAAAAAACTTCTATATTAAAAAAACAAGATCAACAATTTTTTTCTGCCGCTGGAAATCTAGAAGTATGGCACCAAGATTTAAAAGCGTTACTGGCTAATTTTGATATCGCTTTAAAGCATTATGAAAATAACACAGGCATTAAAGAGGTGTATGATATTAAAGAATTTAAATACACTTCATTAAAAATTCAAAAAACATTGCCAACAGAAGGTTATCATTTATGGCACACAGAATGGGGACCTACAGAGCCTCAACTAAAAAGAGCTTTGGTTTTTTCAATCTATTTAAACGAAGTAGAAGAAGGTGGGGAAACAGAATTTTTACATTTTTCAAAAAGAGTCAAACCTAAAACTGGAAGAATAGTTATTTGGCCCGCAACTTTTCCATACATTCATAGAGGAAATCCACCTTTAACAGGGGAAAAATATATATTAACTTCTTGGTTATTATTAAATTAAACGGATGGTGAAGTAAAAGAAGTCGGTCTTGCACCTATTCTATTAATTTTTTGTTCAGGAGTTTCCTGAATGGGATTAGTTGGGTCGCTTAAATCATAATAATTATCTCTATCCCAAATACTTTGTAGTTCAACTAGATGTGCTGCATCCCATCTCGTAATAAATTCATTAAAATCTCCATGTGTAGCTGCATCAAAAGCTGAGTGAGGTGTTTCATCTCTATACTCTACTTGATCCTCAACCACAGCATTTCCAAATTGAATTGACCACAGATT